TCTTTCTGAATCTGGTATTATCTTAAGAAACCCATTATCTTGTGGTATATTATCTAATTCATAAATTTAATTGATGGCACAGGGGGTAATCTGTTTTATCCCCTCTCCCATCTTAACTTTTAAAAATTATAAAAATGAAAAAATATTTATATTTCAGGTCAGGTGACTCAGGTACTGGCTCTGCTGTAGCAGATGTTGATGCAACAACTGAAGACCTTTGTATTGATGCAGATAGATTAATAGCTATGGAAACAACAGGTGATTCTACTTTAAAATTACACTTTGAACCAGTAATTAGAAACCAAAGCGATGCGCAAGATGGTAATGTGGTTAATAGTGACAGTGTTATTTTAAATGTTGCTGCAAATAGTCAATTTGAGGTTATGAAAGCTATTACTTCTGCTGTTAAAACTAGTAGAGTTAGTATGGTAACAATTGCTGATGACATTGTAGATGATGCTACAACGGGTAGTGTTGCAAGATATATACATGGTAGTATTACTTCTTGTGGTGCAATCGCTGTTGCTGCTGCATTATCTTAATAGATAAAAATTAACGATTGGGGAGAAACACTTAACTCCCCTTTCGTTTAAGAAATAATTAAGTGTTTAACTTTTAAAATAAATAAAAATGTTAGAAAAATTTGATGTAAGACGTTCAGCGGATAGCGATGACGTTTTAAGAGCGATTCAAGGACAGTTTAAAATTGTACAAACTGTTGGAGATGCTGATGCTACTATTGAAGATGTAAAATCAGGAGGACTGGTTTTAATCAATGCAGCAGCAACATCAGATAGAACAATAACTTTACCAGCTCCAGCAGCGGGATTGTTTGTTTCTATTATTTGGACAGTTGCTTCAGATGCACAAGCTACAATTGTAGAGGTGCCATCTGGTGCTTTATTAGGTTCTGTTTTAGCTCAAAATGGTACAGGTACTACTATAGTACAGTCTGATGGTACAGACACAAAAATTACTGTTAATGACAACATTGAACCAGGATGTAGATTAGAGTTTGTTTCTGATGGAACAAATTGGATTGTT